CTAGAGCCATTCAATAGTAACTTGTTCATCGTCGATATAAATCTTATTAATTAGTGATTTTAAATAAAGTTGCTTTTCTCTGAACTCTAAAGAGTTAAAATCAACTGTTGCTAAATCAGCTAAATTTTCTTGTATCTTTTTATTTTTCTTCAATTCTTCGTTAGCTTCTATTTGTGCTTCATAATAATTAATTTGAGCATCTATATCAGACATCATAGCATCAAGTTCTGAAACTTCGTAAGAACCGCTGATATATAAATCAAAAAGCCGCTTCTTTTTTGTGTGTTCTATTTTAAGTTTTTCATTTAAGCTATCTAATTCATCTTCTTTATCTACATTCCTAGAAGCGAAACTATAGTTATTCACGCGATCAATAATTAATTCCTCGAGTTTGTCAGCTCTCCAAATTTTATTTCCGCATTTTTCTAGTTCATGAGTATGTTTGTAAGTCTTGCAACTATAATATCTATAATGATATTTTTTTCCGCGGGATACAGTATCTTTTCTCCTATGAACAAACCCTAGTCCACATTTTCCGCACACTACCAAATTATTTAGCAACGATGCTGAATCTCTATTCATATTCGGATTCTTACCCATGCGAGAAAATATTTCTTGAACTCGATAAAATTGTTCCTCTGAAATAATAGGCTCATGAACACCTTTTGTATGCACTTTATCCGCATAAGATACATAGCCACAGTATAAATCATTAGTCAGCCAATTGTTGTAACTGCTATATGATTTCACTTTGAATCCTATTTTTTTTAGTCTCTTCTGTAAAGTTGTAATGCTTTTTTCTTCCTCAAAAATATCATAAATCATTTGTAATTGTTTTGCTTCTTCTTCATTAATATATAATTTAGTGTCTATAACGTCATAGCCAAATGTTCGTCCTTTGGCTGTTGTAAGAGGAAGCCCTGCTTCAATACGCTTAATTTTCCCCATAACCATGCGATCTCGTATTGTTTCGCGTTCTAATTGTGCGAACACGGACAATATACCAATCATTGCACGACCGAAAGGAGAACTTGTATCAAGCGTTTCAGATAAACTAACAAACTCTACATTGTTTTTTAAGAAGTATTCTTCAATAAGCGTTATCGTATCTCTTTGCGAGCGGGATAGTCTGTCTAATCGATATACGACTACAGCATCAATTTCATGTAATTTACTTAGCATTTCATTTAGTGCGGGACGATTCATATTTGAGCCGGAGTATCCGCCGTCAATGAAAATATCGTATACGTCCCAGTCCTTCGAGCGGCACAAGGCTGTTAGCTTTTCAGTTTGAGCTTGTATAGAGTAATTCTCTATTTGTTCTTGAGTAGATACGCGTATATAAATAGCTGCCTTCATTTCCGTTCTCCTTTCGCACATACGTTCTTTTTTTGGTAAAAAGAAAAGCCCGGAGGCTTTCTTTAGTTATATGTTTTTTAAACCATAAGGCATCATTTCTTTTGCTTTAGAGTTTAAATTTCTTTTCTTATTAAGCTCTTTTTTATATAAATCAAAGTCTTTTTGAACGTACGCAAGTTTGCTGGCGAGGTCATATGCTTTGTTAGAGTATTTTTTTAGATTATTTTGATCTAATATTATAGTTTTATTGTATGTTCCACTATCCATTAATAAGGAATATAGTTTGTCTAGCTCTTTATTATCGATCGATGATATATCAAAAGATTTGTTACTTGTTTCTTTAGCGTATTCAAAAACTGCTTTTTCTTCTTTTGATAATCCCTTACCCCATTCAGATGTATAAACCTGTGTGTACCATACTGTAAATCCAATTCCGATAATAATCAATAAACAAATTAACCAAAACCACCATTTTTTTATAATAGACATATTGTATCTCCTTTATTCCCCATATCCTAAATTGTTCATTTGCTCTATATAATTAGTTTTAGCATCATTGTAATTATCTGAGAAGGTATTAAAATTCCCAGAAGGTTCTTTGGCTAAATTAACAAACTTCATAAGTGATTTATAGTAAGAATCTACTTCATTAAACTCGCTTTCGGTTTCTGATGTCACATTATTTTTAAGATCATTATATTCGTCTTTCACTGTATCTATGCTAGTTTCTAAATTAGATTCAGTGCCATCAAATATATTTTTTGTATTTTGCGCCTGTAGAGCTTTGTTGAAATCTGTGTAGGTTTTACCATCTATTTTGACACTTTCATTATAGATTGTGTCACTCCATACATTATAGTATTTATTTCCAATTGTTTCCGCATCAGAAGCAAGAGAAGTAGAGTCATCCTTAAATGATTTAATAGTATCTTTAAATATTATTTTCTTTTTTTGTTTATCCTCTTTTTCTTTCTTAGCGGCAGCTATTTTCGCATCATGCTCTTTCTTTATTTGCACCTGATTATAAATAAAAAAAGATGCGCCAGCTATAATTAAAACTAAAATAAGCGATCCAACAATATATACTACCTTTTTTGGTATAGTCATTCTCTCGTTCTCCCTTTATATTTTATTTTCCTTTGAGCTTCATATTAGTTTTATCAAAAGCACTACTTCCAGCCATCTTTGTCTCGTCCTCATATCTTAGCTCAACCATAGGCTTCTGATTGTTATCTCCGCCAAAGAGCGTACCTAGAGCACGTTGCTGTATTTCGCTTCCTAAATAATCAACATTTTTTTGTTTAGTTGCTTCATCTTGATATTTTAAATCTTGAGATACGTACGCAATTAACATATCATATTCATTTTCAAATGGAACCACTTTTATTAGTACCCCGCTCGAATCAGAAATCAAGCGATCAATTGACTCATTAAATAACTCTATACTATCTGATGTAATTTTAGAGGGTGTAGATACATCATCTTGAGCAGGTTCTTCTGCTTGCTCGTCCTCGGCAGCGTCTTCTTGAGCGGGTTTTTCCGTTTGCTCATCTTGGACAGTATTCTTTTTTTGCTCATTTGCTGTAGTTTCTTCTGGATTATTAATAACATAGTTATACATCTGTACAACTCTTATTAGTGAAAAGGTGATTAGAAATATAGCGGATATAGTCAATATTATTGTGTATTTTCGTCTGTTTTCATTTTTAACAACTTTTACTATCCCGAATATTAAGGAAGCTAGTGCCACCAAGTATATTATTACCCAAAAGCTGTAAAATAAAATAACTAAAAATAATATAGCAAGAGCCCAAAACCACCATTTTTTTAACAAGTAACTATACTTACTCATCCCGTTATCTCCTTTTTATAAAAACATAATTATTAAAATTACTATGACAGGAATAGTTATCAACAATGTCATTAAACAACCACATCCTGACATTAATTTACCAGATTCTTCCATAAAAGCGCCGACTTTTTGCGCTTTTTCGTTGTTGCTTGTTTGATAAGTTATTGGAGATAAACAGCCAGGACATTCAGTTTCCCTGTTATCTAATGCATGGCCGCAATTCGGACAATACATTTTTCCATCTCCCTTTTTATATGTACCAATCTGCGGCCGCAAACTGGTTACATAGTTATATTTTATTCAAAAGTCTTGCGACGTCTTCCAATTTATCGCTTTGACTTAATCTACTATCAATAACTATGAAAATTTCTTTTCTAAAAGTGAATGAACAAGAAGTAAATTCGTGTTCTAGTATCACTACATCATGTTGCATGTTCAGTTCATCTAGTTTTTTCATGTATTTATACCCCGTTGTTTTTATTGCAACGTTGCACTTATATTATACATAATTTTCGTGGAATATATCACGTTTTCACACAATGTTAATAATTAACTTCAATAACAAGTAATTAAGTTACAAGTCAAGTGATTTGAGAGTAAAAAAATTACATGTTACTTCTTTTTTTGTTGTTCGTAATATTCTATAAATGTTTTGACCGCTTTAACAGCCTCTTCGTCATCCATGACACGTGCAGCAACTGCTTTGAAGTCCGGATTCTCTTCTACAAACTTTGCCACGTCAGCATCTTTTTTTGCTGCAATATCTGTGATGTCTATTTCCTCTTCATTAGCATATTTTTTTCTTTTTTCTTCTATATAAGCGAGAATTTCCTCCATTTCCTCTTCTGTTGCGTCAGGGTCAATATGTGCTGCAATAGTATCAATTATCTTATTTGATTCTCCGCCTAACAAATAGTCTGTTGAAACATTGAAATATTTAGCAATTTTCATCAACGTTTGATAATCTGGTTCCCTTGAACCTTGTTCGTAATTAGCGATTTGCCCCCTAGAAAATCCTAGTTCCTCAGCTAATTTATATTGAGAATAGCCTTTTTTCTTTCGTAATTCAGCTAATTTTTTACTAAACATTTTATGCACCTTCTTTACTTTATATATATATTATAAGAAACAATTAGTTTCTAGTCTATGTTTTTTTGCAGTAGAAACAAAAAGTTTCTAAAAAGGTTGACAGAAACATAGTGTTTCTGATATAGTGTATTTATAAAGAAACATAATGTTTCTCAGGAGGTGAAAAATATGAGAGATAAACTCGTTGAACTTAGGAAACAGAAAACAAGACAGGAAGTTTCAAAAGATTTAAATATAACTCCTCAGATGCTTGGCGCTATCGAGAGAGGAGATAGGACTCCTTCTTTGAAATTAGCTAATAAAATTGCAAGTTACTATGACGTACCTATTGAAGATATTTTTTTTAATCATAAAGACACGTTTTGTGTCTAAATTTAAAACCACCAAAAATAGGAGGCTAGAAGATGAAAGTAGGAGACATTTTAGAAATTGCGGGACGAGTAGTTGGAAGAATTGAGGAAACAACTGAAGGCACACTGCTTGTTAGGAAGGGTTATGTAACTTATCAAGGTGGACAAAAAGTTATTGTGCTTACCAAACAAGCAGTGTACTTAGATAGCGAAACAATTAAAAATGCATATTGGATTAAAACAATAGATTCATCGATTATTTCGGAAACCGTTAATCTCATTGCCTGCGACAACTTGATTCGCGAATTCCTGGACATGTAAATTTACCAGTTCGTGACCATCTACATGTTCTACTACATTAACTAGGTAATGCGGTGCTTTTATATTGGTACTTGAAATGACGTCACCTTTTCTAGGTAAATAATAGAGTTTCATATTTTGAAGAACTTTCCCTTCTTCAATTAGCGAAACTTTATTCATATTATCACCTCCAATCAAACTAATTATAGCAGATTGGAGAGTAACCAAAAATAGGAGGCTAGAAAATGAGTAACGAAGAGTTAACTTTGTCAATCAAAACTAGTCAAAGAGAAGATGGGTCTGCATATAATGCCATTCAACTTGGTGACTGGAAAGTAGGACGATTTGTAACAGGTGTTCATTTAGAAATACTAGGCGGTAAACGACCAAAGTTAATTATTGAATGCTATCCAGAAAGAATAGATGTGGATGGTTTAGAAGTAGAGGCTTTTTTAAAACAAATAGAGGAGGAAGAAAAATGAATAACATCAAACAAGCAATTATTAAATTAGAAACAATTTTAGAAAATGGTAATGAAAAAGAGAATAGATTATTCGTTAAGTACAACACTATAAAAAACATTTTAGATTTACTTGAAAAAGATCAAGAGCTAAAAATTATCGAAATGGAAGTAGAGCTGAATGGAGTAGAGGATTCCATAGAAAACGCTACTTTGTTAGGGACTAGATTAAGTGAAGCCAACTCTTTGGCTGAAGAATTGGCTAACACTATAAACTCGTTAGAAATTAAGGTGAAGTGAAGCTTTTCCAAAAAGAATAGGAGGTTAAAAAATGAAGGACTTTGAAATGATGGAAGCAATTAAACAAAAACGGCTTGAATGTAAATTAGTAATTTTGGAAAATTTTGAATCGAGTTTTAAAGAAGCCCTCAATAAGGGAGATTCCGCCATGGTGTCGGCTTTAGCGGAATCATTGAAAACAGTTATTAAATAGTGAACTCAATGTAAAGGACATCATTTGAGTTCATTAGAAAAACTTTCGATAAATCGTTTTCTAACTCGTTTGCACCCTTATAAATGATTTTGTAAGTTTTATCGGCTTCTAAATAAAAATCATTTAAATCAAAACTTTTGTTATCTGGAAAAGATGTAATGCTTATAACGCTCATTAGAGCAATGGGCTGGTCATCAGAGATACCTTTGAACATTATATCCATGCGATTTTTCACAAATTCCACCTCCCTTCACAAAAACTATAGCACTGTGAAAGGGCGAACAGAAAGGAGAACAAAATGTCAAATTTACAAGTAATTGCAAATGAAATGTTACCAGTTTTAGAAAATGAAAAAGGCGAGAAATTTGTAAATGCACGGGAACTACATCAAAGCTTGCAAGTCGGTAAAAAATTTGCTACTTGGATTACCGATAAGTTTAGTAATTACGGATTTTCAAAGGATGAAGACTATTTCCCAATTTTGGGAGAAAGTACATTTGGCAGACCTCGAACAGAATACTTACTAACTTTAGACACTGCTAAAGAATTAGCAATGGTACAAAACAACGAAATGGGTCGAGCAATTAGAAAATACTTCATTGAAGTAGAAAAACAAGCGAGGAAATTAGCAACTGAATATCCAGCATTTTCTTACATGATAGATGACCCAGTCGCTAGAGCTAAAAAGTGGATTGAGGAGCAACAAGAGAAGCAAGAAGCATTAAAGCAAATCGAGGAACAAAAACCGAAAGTGATTTTTGCAGATGCTGTACAAACGAGCGAGAATACAGTTTTAGTAAAAGACTTAGCGACAATCCTTAAACAAAATGGCTTAGATATTGGGCAAAACAGGCTTTTTGAATGGCTAAGAGGAAGCGGATATTTGCTAAATAAAGGGACTTATTATAACAAGCCATCGCAAAAGGCAATGAACTTGGGATTATTCGAGCAAAAAACGCATATTCATACAGATAGGAATGGATTAATGGTGACAACATACACGCCGAGAGTGACCGGCAAAGGGCAAGTTTACCTATTAAACAAATTACTTGAAGAACATGGTTTAGTTTTAAGCTAAGCACCGCCTACCACAACGGTGCTTACAGACAACTTATAGTCACTGGGGAGCGACTAACAACAGTATATAACAATAATTAGTTAATTAGTCGCAAAAAAATATACAAAAGAGGGATTGAGATATTGTGTTTCAAAAATCAGTAACAGCAAGTCATGCGATGCAAGTTTTAGCAGAAACTCGCACACAAAAAGAGCTAGCAATAGACAGTTATGTAACGCCAGCACTGATAAGCAATCAAACGAAAGGGAAACGAACGGTTTCGCTTGAACAAGCGGAACAGTTAATTGATAGCTACAACGAACCAGAAAGCACTTTTATGTTTGCGCATGAATTTAGTAATGGAATGATACCACCGCTTTTCGACGGCTTAGACAGCCACCACGCTTCTTTAACTAACCGCTTTGAATTAGAAGTGGCGGAAGCGATAAACACGCTAAAAAACGGCTTAGAGACGATGACATTCAATTTAAGAAAAGGTGACATGCTACAACGAGAAGCCGCGAAACAAGCTATTTCAGAAATAACGGATGTTATTGCATCTGCTCTAACACTGAACGCAAGTATTGCAAGAACTTTCAACATAGACTTACAACAAGTTTTGAACAAACGTGATCAATATTATCAAAAATCTGGATTAGTAAGGAGTTGTGAAAAATGAACAAAGTACTTGTATCAGCTAACTACGAGGGTTATGAATCAAAAAATATTAATTTCGCGGAATTAAATAATATCGTTAAAGGCCGATTTGAAAATATGGACCAAAAAGAACGAAAAAAAAGAGCAGATAAATTTAATCAAAAATTTGAAGTCACTAAAGAGCTTGTAAATGGACATTTACGCGAAATTATTATACCGAGGCGCACACTATGAAAGGTCAAATGTTATTCAGCATCTTAGTCATAATAGCGGCGGCATTAGCGTTAATAAACTTATGTAATTTGATTTTAATTCTAATTTTAATTTAGGAGGCTACAACAATGGCAGAAAGAGTTTTCAGAAAGACAACAAACTTCGGAGATAGCGAAATTCATACAAATAGTAAAACAAAAATGATTGCTAATCCGGCATTTCAGCAGAAAATCCCGTTAAACGAAACAGGTTGCGAAAAAATGACAGACTATATCGAAGAGCTGAAGCTTAAAGGCTATGAGGAGGTCACGCGCTGATGGATTTATTTATTATATTGTTTTTCGTGTCGCTAATGTCAATGATAACAGGCTACTGGCTGAGAGGAAGTGATAAACGTGGTTGAAAATCCGATGGTTGTTGATGCTTGTTGGTCCAGTTTTGAAAGGATAAGCCAAATTTGGCATAACGAATATTTAGAGGAATTAGAGCGTACTAATGAAGAAGAGGCGGAAAACGAAGAATAAAAAAGACCCACATAGCAGTGTGAGTCCGGGATTTGAGATATTACCTTAATGAAATTATACCTTAAATCCAAAATTTAATCAATGGAGGGATAACATGGATAATTTTAAAACGATCCATTACGGCTTTAAAGTCGTGATACATGATTATGAAGATGAATTAACACCGCTTTATAACTTACTAAAGAAGCAATCAACTAACTTAGAAGGATCTAAACTATTTGATGAATTAATTGATATACATGAAAAGCTAGCTAAAAAAATCGAGCAGAGAGAAGGAATAAAGGCATGAAATTATACGAATTGACTCAAGCATATAACCAAGTTTTAGAAATGGCAGAGGACTTGGACACAGAAACACTACAAGATACGTTAGACAGCATTAGAGAACCAATAAAAGAAAAGGCTGAAAACATTATAAAGATGGTAAAAAGCATGGATGCAGAGGCTGACGGATTGGCTAAGGAAGCAGAGAGATTAACGAAGCGAAAAAAAGCGCTAGAAGCAAAAGCAAAAAATATGAAAGAGTATTTAGAAAGCGAAATGTTAAAAGTGGATATCCGTAAAATTAAAAGCCCCTTATTTACAATCAGCATTCAAAAGAACCCTCCTAGCTTGCGTTTAGAGGACGAAGAAAAGTTATTCATGTTTTTAGTCGAACAACCCAAAAAATTGGATAAAAAAGCTATTACAAGCGCTCTGAAAGAGGGCAGAGAAGTACCAGGGGCTGAGTTAGTACAAACTGAATCATTGAGAGTGAGGTAGGAATATGAAAACAAGCGAGTCAATTATTGAGATAAGTAAAGCATTATCTAAATTTCAAGAGCAAGCCGAACAACCAGCTAAATCAGCGGATAATCCATTTTTTAAAAGCAAATATGTACCTTTAGAGAGCGTAATTAGCGCAGTAAAAAAACACGCTCCCAAATTAGGATTATCTTATATCCAAATTCCGTTAACGGAAGAAAATAAAGTGGGTGTAAAAACGATTTTAATGCACGCTAGTGGTGAATTTGTTGAGTTCGACCCGTTTATGTTGCCTCTTGATAAAAACACAGCACAAGGAGCCGGAAGCGCTCTGACATACGCACGCAGATACACACTATCCGCCGCTTTTGGGATTGCAAGTGATGAAGATGACGACGGTAACAGCGCAAGTGGAAATACAAAGCCAAGTAATAAAAATCAAGCTAAACAGCAAACGCAAAACAATCATTTAGCGTCAGATGCACAGAGAAAGGCTATATTTGCAAAGGCTAAAGTTGTCGGGGAACCATTCGGACATGATGCTAAATTTGTTTTAGAGAGCTATAAAGTGACTGATACTAAATCAATGAGTAAAAGTGAAGCTTCGGCACTAATCAAGAGATTAGAAACAGAGATAGAAGCGCAAAAACAAGTTGAGTAGGAGGCAATAAGCTATGTCACTTGGGTGGATTAAACTGCATAGGGATTTAAAAGAAAAGCCAATTTGGAAAAGCTCTACACCTGAGCAAAAAACCATCCTTGTGACTTTGTTAATGATGGCAAATCACAAGGAAAATGAGTGGGAATGGAGAGGGAAACCTTTCAAAGCAAAACCGGGTGAATTCGTCACAAGTATCAAATCAATTACAGAAGAATGCGGAAAAGGTATCTCATCGCAAAATGTCAGAACAGCGTTAAAAAGATTTGAAAATTACGGATTTCTAACAAAGGAATCAACGAAGGTTAGCACCCTTATAAACGTAGTTAATTGGGGAGTTTATCAAGAGTTAGAAAACAAAACTAACACAGTTACTAACAAACAGCTAACAAACGACTCACAAACAGCTAACAAACAGCTAACAACTAACAAGAATGTAAGAACTAAAGAATGTAATAAAGATAACAACAACATTAACAACAGCGATTTAAATTTTAAGGATTTTTGGGAACAAAATGGATTCGGAATGATGCTACCGATCGAGCAAGAAAAACTACTTGCATGGGTAGATGATTTTTCTGGTAATCAAGAAATAGTTTTTAAGGCATTGGAAGTTACTTCCGAACAAGGAGCTAACAAACGTAATTATGCATACGTTAATAAAATTCTTAGAAACTGGGAAGAAAGAGGATTTAAAACGGTTGCTGATGTGAATGCAGCGGAAGAGGAAAGGCGAAAACAAAATGAACAGAAGTATAATAAGCCCACTTACGGCAAATACAACAAGAATCAGAAACAAGAAGTATTGCCTGACTGGCTTGATAAAACAGAGAAGCAGCCAGAGAATAAAAAAACAGAATCAGAATCAAGCGGAGATTTAGAAAAGAAAGTAGCGGAAATTAAAGCGAAGTTAGCAGAGAGGGACGAGGTGCAGACGTGAAAATATTAGACGCATGTTGCGGTAGTCGGATGTTTTGGTTCGATCGCACAAATAAAAACGTCACTTTTATGGATAATCGAGAATTAGAAACAGAATTATGCGACGGGAGAAAACTGGTTGTAAAACCAGACGTAGTAGCAGACTTTAGGAGTATGCCATTCGATACCAATACATTTCACTTAGTCGTTTTTGATCCGCCACATTTAGTGAAAGTTGGCGATAAATCGTGGTTGGCCAAGAAGTACGGAAAACTAGACTCTGCTACTTGGCAAGAAGATATTGCAAAAGGATTTAGCGAATGTATGCGAGTTTTAAAGCCAAACGGAACATTAATTTTCAAATGGAATGAAGAGCAAATAAAACTAAGCGAAATTTTAAAAGTAATTGATCACGAGCCGCTTCTTGGCAATAAGAGAGCGAAAACGCATTGGTTGGTATTTATGAAGGAGTGAGAGCATGACAGAATACGCCCTCTACAAAGGCGACGATCTGTTAAAAATCGGTACGTTAGACGAATTAGCAGAGTTTAGAAAAGTAAAGCGTGAAACTATATTTTTCTACGCTACGCCTTCTTACAGAAAAAGAACGTCAGATAAGGGTTTGCGAGTGATAAAACTGGATTAGGAGGAAGCGGAATGACAAAAGATGGTACAAAAGAAGCTCTTGCAGAGGTAGGGGTTACTCGAAAAAATCGACTGCTAAGAAAGATATGTCGGCATAAGGATAAAGAGATATTTAAGGATACATCCTATGACGGGATACAAGGTGAAAGGCGTGTGGTGGTTTGCAGAAATTGTGGAGAATTAGTTTCTGATTTTATTGCAAAATATGAGGGTGGCGGCTTTAAATGAATATAATCAAAAAAGGTGACCGAGTTCAGACTGTAACGGATACAGAGTGCAATAGGGCGGAGAGAAGGAGGAAGCAGAATGAATCAAGCAGAACTAGATGTCGTTATAGAAAAGCATGAGAAATGGTTACGTGATGGATATGGAGAACGTGCAAATTTAAGTGATGCAAATTTAAGACATGCAGATTTAAGTGGT